CGGACTTTTTAATCCAATTCAGTGATAAAACAGGAAAAGTTAGAACAGAACTTATAGAAGTAAAACCTGCAAATCAAACACTACAAGAAAAAATTGGGCGTAGCAGGAACAATCAAGCACACTATGCACTTAATCAAGCTAAATGGGCAGCAGCCAAAATGTGGTGTAAAAAACAAGGAATAATCTTCAGAGTTATTACTGAAAATGACATTTTTCATTATGGAGCAAGGAGGTAAAATAAATAGTATTTATTAGAGATTTTGCTATGACTAAAAAATTAGAAGAATTATTAAACCTGCCTGAATCAAAAGAAATAATCCAACAAGAAAACGAAAAAAACAAAAGCCCAAAAAAATCTTCAATTCCAGTTCATGCGCTAGAACAATTGCAGGAATTTGATAAAATTACTGCTGCATTGCCGCAAGTTACAGGCTTAGGAGATTTAGGTGATACAGAACTTGATGAAGTCAGTGAAAAATCAATGGCTGCATACGAAGACTTAATGGATCTAGGTATGAATGTAGAAGCAAGGTACAGCGGCAGGATATTTGAAGTTGCTGGTAATATGCTTAGGACTAACTTAGATAGTAAAGTTGCAAAATTAGATAAAAAATTAAAAATGGTTGAGCTACAATTGAAGAAAGAGAAGCTAGATAAAGAAGCTAATCCGGAGCAAAATGTTGTGCAAGGAGAGGGATACCTTGTTACTGATCGTAACAGTCTCCTAGAAAAACTAAAAAATATGGATAAATAGATAAAACTAGGATTATTGCAATGAAATCACTTAAAGAATTTTTAACCGAATCGAAAAAAACTTATAAATTTAAAATTAGAGCTGCTGGAGAATTACCAGAAGGCTTTGTTGATAGACTTGAAACCGCTCTTAACAAGTATGAAGTTGTTAGTTTCTCAAAAGGCAAAACAACTCCTATTACTGAAAGACCATTAGACTTTCCTCAATTGACCAACTGCGAAGTTACTACTTTTGATGCTGAAGTAAGTTATCCAACTACAAGTCATGTTTTAGAAAGTTATCTAACACTTAATACTGATTATCCTGCTAGTCATTTGCGAGTACGTGGCGAAAATGACGAAACAGAAAAGTACCAAGAAGAAAAAGAACCTACACAATACGAAACACTGCTTACCAAAGAAGAACTCGGCGGAGAATCTGCACAGGATCAAGTTGGACAAAATAGGGTTATGGATCTACTAAAAGAATTAGAAACTGTAAAAAAAGAAAACGAATATGATCCAACTAAAGGCATTGCAAAGGAAAAATAATCTATGAAAGATTTACGAAAAGTTGCAAAGCCTTCTAAGGATAATTGGAAATTGTGGGTAAACATTGGAAATGATTTAATTGACGAATATGAAGAAATATTAGGCTTATCCGAACCAGAAATTGACGATACTGGATATAGAGATAAAATTAGAGATAAAATTAGAGATTCTATAACAAGTGTCAAAGATATGTTTGCTTTGTTAGAGGCTGAATCTGCTTTTAAGAAACGACAAAAACGTAAAGATTTAGATGATCGTTGGAATTACTGGAAAAAGGTAATTATACAGGCTGATAAAACTGTTCCCGGACCTGCTAGAGATGCATTCAAAAATATTATTCGTAGAAGAGATAAAATTTATTTTGCAGCAAAAGATTCATCTGATCCAGCATTAGGAGGATCAAGTGGATTTGATCCAGGAACAAAATCTACAGGCGATTTTACAGGCAGTGGAGATGATGTTGAACAAGATGCAATTGATACACAGCAAAATACAATCAAATTCCAAGGAAAACGGGTTCCTAAATTAAACAAAGATAACTGGAAACAATGGATTGTTAGAGCTCAAAGACTATTAGGCAAATATGCATACACATACGGCAGTAGGAAAAAAACAGAATCGATTAATGAAGAATTAAGATATTATATGCGACTGGTTGAAAAACCAAAAGATAATATTGACTGGAGCAAAATTGAACCGATGTCTGGTGACGACGAAAGAGATTGGAATCAAATAAGAAATATGTTTTCTGCCATGGGAGCTACACTACCAGACGAAGCAACAAAAGCATGGAAAGATTTAGAGTTCCAAAAATCAAAAGGTGATGTAGACGTAAAAGCTAAACAAAGAGCCCAAGCAGATACTGACGATCCTGCATTAGGAGGATCAAGTGGATTTGATCCTGGCAAAAAATTTCCAGGAACGTTTACAGGTAATGCAGATGATGTTGAAAGAGATGCTGAAAGAGATGCAGCAGATGCAAGACTTAAAACACAAGCCAATGCTAATGATAGATTAGATAAGTTTAAGCAGGATAAAACAGATGGCACTCAATATGCTAAATCTAAGGGAGATCTCGGATATTATGCTGACTATATAAATGCAGTCCTTTCAAATCCAACAGCCGACAATCTTGTTACCCAAGCTAATAAAGTATTAGGAGAAATAGGTTTCTTTGAGACAAGATGGAATGCGATGAATAATTTTTATGGTATAATTGCCCAGGAACTAGGTTTAGAAGGATTAATATCGCATGTAGATACAGCAACAAATCCTCCTCAAGTATTTTATTCTCGTGCTAAACAAACCGAGTTAAGCAAAAAACTTGGTGATAAAATGCCAAGAGGTGAATTTGAAAGTGATAACGTAGACTTTTCAGATCCAAAACACCGTAAGATAGCTCAAGCTCAGTTGAACAAAAATTTATTACCTGCTTCTATAACCTATCAGCAACAAAAAGTTAATCCGCAAGAAGAATTTGGCATTACAAAAACTGCTGATGATTCAACAAAGCCAATGATGAGTCAAGATGATATTGAGAAAAAGTATGGTATTACATCAGATCAACCAGCAGCAGCAGAACCTACGGCAGATGAACCTACGGCAGATAAAACTTCACAGCAAGTAGATAAAAATAAACCGTCAGTAGACGGCGGACAGGCAGCAGGTAAAGTAGGAAAAGAGTTTGGTAAAAAGTTAGGTTCAAAAATTAATAAAGACAAAATGCCAACAGGCACATATGCCTATGATAGATATGTGCCAATACCAAAAAACTTGAATAGACTATTTAGAGGTGAAAGGACCGAACAGTATTATGTAGATAGAATACCTCTTCCTGGAAGAGGCTTGATGAGTAGTCAACTGCAGATTACTTCAGATACAAAAGGCACTGGATTTGAGACTGTACATGACACTAAATTTAACAGGGCTCGTGATGCAATTTATCAATTCTTAAAAGACAATAATACTGCATTGATTGATCAAGCCGAATGGGCAAAACTTAAAAAATGGAATGATATGGCTGGCGATGGTCCTGGAGGTGGAGATATCCTTAATGCTCCTAATGATCGTTGGAAAACAAAAAGGAAAGGTGGAGATGACGGTGGAAACACTTTAGGATCACGTGAAGATCCAGGTACAGCAGCAGACGCGAATGAAAGACCTGGCAAATCTAATGCTCAAACTCCTACACGTCAAGGACCTGATTATTCAGACCTAGACGCACCTGGACCAACTGGACAACCTGTTAAGCCTGATCAAGTTCCTAATGACTTATCAACAGGCGACAAAGCCGAACTAGACCGGTTAAAGAGGATAGACCAATTCCACAGAGAACTTGGACAACAAAAACAAACATCTACAGTAAATGACAAGGTTGGAAAAATTCCTGTACAAAATCAAGATGCAAATAAAGTTAATGACGCTCCGGATTCATCAGTGCAGTCTGCTGCAAACAAACGTCCGGAAGGACCACTTAAAGATGTGATTAATAAAGCAAAAGACGAGCTATCTAGTAGTGGGAAAGAAGATTATGAGCAGTACCAAAAAAATCTAAGAAAGAAAGACAATTCAAGTACTGATTTTACAAGATTATTAAAGAACGCAGGTTTATTAAAAGAGTTTTATTAAGAGGAAAAACAATGTTAAAAGAAGCAAGTATGAATATATCAATGACTGGAAACACCAGCAGCGAAGTCTTAGAATTAATGGCAATTCTAAAAAATGCAGGTTTAGACACTGCACATCTAGTTACAGACATGGACATTAATCAACCTATGCCTGATGAAGGTGATCATATGTGTCCTGCTTGTGCTGCAGCCCACAGCATGGATACACCGTGCGGAGAAGCAGTAGAAGAAGAATATGTTAATTCTCCAGACGAAGAATATCAAGATGATTCATACATGCTACAGGATTTATCTGGTGGCTTAAATAGGAAAAAAGAAAGAGCTGCTCAACGTGTAAAAGATCCAGCAATTGCTTTTGAAACAAAATTAAAAGCTATTTTGCAAAATAATCTATTAGAAAAATATTCCCAAATATCAGAGCGTGATCTAAACAGGGTGCATAGACCTAAAACAGGAAATAAAAGGTTGGCGCACAAGGGGCCGATGAGTGTTGGCAAAGCAAAAGTACCTGGAACAGCAGCAGCACCTGGAAAAGCAGCAGCAGCACCTGGAATGGCAGCAGCACCTGGAAAAGCAGCAGCAGCACCTGGAATGGCAAAAATGCCTGGAACAGCAGCAGCACCTGGAATGAAAGCAGCATCGCCAAAAGCATCTTTAAGTCCGGACATTCATGCAATGTTGAAGCAAGTTTTTGCGAGTAAATATAAACCAGAAAGAGCTAGAACAATGTATGATTTCTTGCAAAATAAAACTGGCGATGCAATGTCTTGGTTGAGATCAAAAACCGGTCAAATGTAATGAAAAATGAGTAAATCACTTGACGGCGTAATAACTAAAAAAGCAAATCAAACAGAAACTTTTACAAACGAACAAATTGAGGATCTTATGAAATGCATGGATCCTCAAGATGGATACTTATATTTCTCTAGAAATTTTGCATACATACAACATCCTGTTAAAGGCAAATTAAAATTTGATCCTTTTGAATATCAAGTTAGACTTTTTGATACATATCACAAATATAGATTTAATATTAACATGTTGCCAAGACAAACAGGTAAAACTACTTGTGCTGCAATTTATCTAACTTGGTTTGCAATGTTTAACCCTGATCAAACAATTTTAATTGCTGCCCACAAATATACAGGCGCACAAGAAATTATGCAAAGGGTTAGATATGTGTATGAAATGTGTCCAGATTATATTAGAGCAGGAGTAATTAGTTATAACAAAGGTAGCATTGAATTTGAAAACGGATCTCGTATTGTAAGTGCAACTACAACAGATAACACTGGCAGAGGTATGAGTATATCTTTATTATACTGTGACGAGTTTGCGTTTGTAGCTCCAAACATTGCAGAAGAATTTTGGACCAGTATATCACCTACCCTCGCAACTGGTGGTCGTGCAATTATCACCAGTACACCAAACTCAGACGAAGATACATTTGCAACAATTTGGAAACAAGCAGAACAAAAGTATGACGATCATGGAAATGAACAAGAATTAGGACTAAATGGATTCCATAGTTTTACAGTCCAATGGGATGAGCATCCTGATAGAGACGACGAATGGCGTGAAGCTGAAATGGGACGCATTGGCGAAGAACGTTTCCGCAGAGAATATCAATGTGAGTTTTTAGTTTACGATGAGACACTTATTAATAGCATGACACTTGCTACAATGGAGGCATCTAAGGTTGTTGTTAATATGGGACAGACCCGATGGTACGACAAAATAAAACCAGATGCAACATATGTAGTAGGTTTAGATCCTAGTATGGGAACTGGTGGTGATTATGCTGCTATACAAATAATAGAATTACCTACATATAAACAAGTAGGCGAATGGAGACACAATACAACTGCAATACCAGGACAGATCCGTGTGTTAAAAGATATTTGCGATTATATTGCTAGCCATACAAAAAACGCAACAAATATATACTGGAGCGTTGAAAATAATGCTATCGGAGAAGCAGCTTTACTTGTAATTAATGATTTTGGTGAAGAAAATATACCTGGATTATTTATTAGTGAGCCTATACGTAAAGGCCATGTAAGGAAGTTTAGGAAAGGTTTTAATACTACACACAGCAGTAAATTAACAGCATGTAGTAAATTAAAAGTAATGATCGAAAATAATAAATTACAAATTACAAGTGCTCCGTTAATAAGTGAATTGAAAAATTTTGTTGCTGTAGGAACCACATATAGAGCAAAAGCAGAAGAGAGTGACGATCTAGTAAGTGCAATGTTATTATGCCTACGCATTATAAGTATATTGCGAGATTGGGACCCACGGATATATAATTCATTTAAAAGCATGGACGAAGAGGAAGATTATCAGGCACCAATGCCTATCTTTGTAAGTACCAACTATTGATAAATATAATTATGGAAAAGAATATTAATTTTATAGGCGAAGAGCTATTTAACAAAGTTAGAGGAAAATTTCCTAGCGTTACACTAGGTGACGAAGAAGGAAATGTTACTAATGAGCCAAAAGATGCTAGATTTTTTGATTTTGATTTTACAGAAAATGGTGATAGTTTGGGCAAAGTAAGCATAGCTCTTGATGAAAAAAGTTTGAACATTATGTATGCACAAAATTTTGTAGAAGGACAAGATGCAACTACAAAGAAAAATTGGTATGCATTTTTAAGAGAATTAAGAAACTTTTCAAAAAAGAGATTATTAACTTTTGATGTAAGAGACATAACAAAAAGTAATTTAAATAGAAGAGATTATCAATTTTTAGCTAAAAACGCCGGAGAAGGAGCAATGACAGAATCACGACTTTATGGAACTAGTAAAACTAGTTATCAAGATATAGGTGCTGCTAGATTAAGCATTAAACATTCACAACCAGTTAATAATAATCTAGCAAGTGGCCGAACACAACATATAGAAAATATATATGTAGAAAATGCCGAAGGAGAGAGATTTAAATATCCAATCAAGCATTTAAATGGCGCACGGGCAATGGCAAGACACGTCTCAGAAGGAGGCACAATGCATGATGATTTTGGCAAGCACATTGTAGGTCTTAGCGAAGAATTAGGTAAACTTAAGAAGTTTAAAAATTATGTAAGTCGATCAAGTGTTATGGCAGAAGGCTTATCTGAATATGCAGACATTGTAAATGATCGTATTACAACTGTAAAGAAAACTATCGAAAGCATCCAAAAAGAAAACAGATATCGAGAAATGGTCGAAAATTTTAGTAATGAAGATCTACAAGAAGTTCCACAAGATGTTGCAGAAAATTGGATTGATCAATTAACTATCAAGCAATTCAACGAAGAATTACAAGAAGTATTTCCTTACATTTATAAATTGATTAGTGAGAAACAAGCTGAAAAAATTACTCCTGATAATATTATTGATGAAGTAAGCGATGAAGAAGTAGAGGAAACAGAAAAAGAAGAAGATGCGTTCAATGAATTTGCAGAATGGGCAGATGATATGGTAGATAACGCACTATCAGAAGATGATCTAAAACCTAAACAAAGTGTACCAGTAACTGAATTTATTCTAAGCATGTATGACAGAGAAACAGGTCAATTTCCAAAAGGAGAAACTGCTGTATTAACTGCTGTAGAAAAAGATTATGGCGAAAATTTAATCAATCCAGCCAAGCAATTTATCGAAGCTATTAATCAAAAGTTTAGAGAATACAATGGGTATGATACAGATGCTGATGGTATACTCAGCGAAACGCCTATGCGATTTAAAGCTGTACAATCAGCTAACGGAGAATGGAAAGTATTTGATACTAAAACTAAGCAAGTTGTACACAAAGCACACAATCAGCATGAAGCAGAAGGAACAGCAGAAACTCTTAATAGACAAGCAACTGAAAATGTTGAAGAAGACTTGATTGATCCTAAACCAAAAAGTGATAGACGATATTTTGTAGTTCCTAACATGGAAGATTATTACGACATACAGAATGACAGAAGATTTGCCGGTTACATAGAAGTTGCTGATGAAAATTCTGAAGTAATGGTATTGCCTAATTCTGCTTTCCATAAATTGAAAATGATGTATGGCAATAAAATACACGAAGTTGATCCGCAATTTACACGAACATATGAAAACGATGTAGACGAATCCGGTTTACAATATCATATTGGTAAAAAGAAATACGGCAAAAACGGTATGGCTGCACTTGCACAAGCAGGAAGAGATGGCGCCAATCAAGAAGAGCTTGGTAGAATTAAAGATAAGTACAGTACAGAAGCACAAGATATTTTGAAGCTTGCTGGAATAGCATAAAAGGAAATTATGAAATTATTTTTTACTGTAGCGGCTGCAACTATTTTACTCGCAGCTTGTACTACACCACACAGAGAACACCATATGTCACGAATGCATGATCATGATCATTGCAATTCATGGCAACATCATGATCATGACGATCAACACGGAAGTTCATACTGGCACACACACTGCACAGATGAACACAAATAATCTATCAAATCAGTAATTTAATTATTGACATTTGGTAAATACTCGTGTAGCATATATGTTTGTGCTACACATTCAAGGCAACAGCTAAGGCACATTTAACAATTTATAGAAAGGCATATTATGGCAACTTTAGCAGAAATTCGAGCAAAACTCAAAGAACAAGAATCAAGACAAGGTGGAAACACATCCGGTGGTGATAACGGTATCTATCCCTTTTGGAATATGGCAGAGGGTACTACTGCATCTCTTAGGTTCCTTCCAGATGGCGATAACAACAATACTTTTTTCTGGCGAGAGCGACTAATGATCAAACTTCCTTTTGCAGGTGTAAAAGGAGAAACCGACAGTAAACCAGTACAGGTGCAAATTCCTTGTATGGAAATGTACGGCGAGAGCTGTACTATCCTTAATGAGGTACGTGGCTGGTTTAAAGACCCGAGCCTAGAAGAAATGGGTCGCAAGTATTGGAAAAAGCGTTCATATCTTTTCCAAGGCTTTGTAACTGATGATCCGTTAAAAGAAGAAACTGTACCAGAAAATCCAATCCGTAGATTTATTATTGGTCCTCAGATCTTCCAGATTATTAAACAAGCATTAATGGATCCAGACATGGAAGAATTGCCAACGGATTACACAAGTGGTATTGACTTCCGACTCAATAAAACATCTAAAGGTGGATTTGCTGATTACTCAACAAGTAATTGGGCACGTAGAGAGCGTCCACTAAACGACAAAGAGATGCATGCAATTAATTCATTTGGTTTGTTCAGCCTAAATGATTTCCTTCCAAAGAAGCCAACTGATGTTGAGATTAAAATCATGCAACAGATGTTTGAAGCAAGTGTCGACGGAGAAGCTTATGATAGCGAAAGATGGAGTCAATACTTCCGTCCAGCAGGAATGTCAGCAATGACTGGAGATCCTAATACTAATGCAAGTTCTACTCCTACTACAACTACAGTAGTAGAAACAAAAGAAGAAACTGTTACAGTAAGCGAACCTGTGGTAGCAGAAACTTCCGCAGGCGGAGATAACGCAAAAGACATCCTTGCAATGATCCGAGCAAGACAAGCAGACTAACACATTACCGGCAAGGAACAATTTGTTCCTTGCATTCTGACTTTTTAAGGCACAATTATGGCAAAAGCATTTGACCCAAGTAAATTTAGAACACAATTAACAAAATCTATCACTGGCATGAGTGCTGGTTTTAATGATCCAACTGATTGGATTTCAACTGGCAACTATGCGTTAAACTATCTTATCTCAGGAGATTTTCACAAAGGCATTCCACTAGGTAAAGTAAGTGTATTTGCAGGCGAATCTGGTGCAGGTAAGAGTTATATCTGTGCAGGTAACATTGTAAAAGCAGCACAAGACCAAGACATTTTTGTTGTGCTTATTGACAGTGAGAATGCACTTGACGAAGACTGGCTTAGGAATTTAAACGTTGATACAAGCGAAAAAAAGCTACTTAAATTAAACATGAGTATGATTGATGATGTAGCTAAAACTATCTCAGTCTTTATTGATGATTACAAAAATCTTGAAGGAGAAGACAAACCTAAAGTATTGTTTGTTATTGACAGCTTAGGTATGTTACTGACACCAACTGATGTTGATCAATTTGGCAAGGGCGATCTTAAAGGTGATATGGGTAGGAAACCTAAAGCACTTACTGCACTTGTAAGGAATTGTGTAAACATGTTTGGCAGTCATAACGTAGGACTTGTAGCAACTAATCATACATACGCTAGCCAAGACATGTTTGATCCAGATGATAAGATTTCAGGCGGACAAGGTTTTATCTATGCAAGTAGTATTGTAGTTGCAATGAAAAAACTTAAACTAAAAGAAGATGAAGACGGTAACAAAACTTCTGAAGTACAAGGTATCCGTGCAGCTTGTAAAGTAATGAAAACACGTTATGCAAAACCGTTTGAAGGTGTACAGGTTAAGATTCCTTATGAAACAGGTATGAATCCTTACAGTGGTCTTGTTGACCTTTTTGAAAAGCAAGGACATCTTGTTAAAGATGGAAATAGATTACGATATACCGACAGTGAAGGAAATGAACACAAAGAATATCGTAAAAATTGGACTGGAGAACTGTTAGATATGGTTATGCAAGACTATCCAAAAAAACAAAAAGACATAAATACTCCATCTATGGAAGAGGAGATTATAGAAAATGACGGAACAACAGATAGTCGAGATTTGGAGCCTGTTTCGTGAACACTGTGACAAAAAACAGTTAACAGTTGCAGCAGAACACTTTGTAGAACTACTTGCAGATTTTGGAACGACAGAAGATGCAATGAAAAATTCATTAGGAAATTGTAATACACTTGATATTGCAATTTCCTATTACTTAGACATAGACGAGGATGATGAAGAGTATTAAAAGGACAAATGGGTTGGTATAGCGAAGTTGCAAGAGACATTGGAAAAATTCCGGATGCTATATTGCATTTTGAAACTGAATTAAGAGATGCAAAACTTGAATGTAAGGTCAAGGGTAATGTTGAAAAACTTGCTGCAGAACTCCCAGGCATAGTAGAACATCGCTTTAATCAATTGCAAGAAATAGAAGCTATATTAAATTATTTAAATATCGAGCTGAGGAAATTACGAAGCTCTTTTTTCAAAAAGTATTTAGAAAATTATCAACGATCATTGTCTAGTCGTGATGTTGAAAAGTATGTAGACGGAGAACTAGATGTGGTTGATTTTGAAAAGATAGTTAATGAATTTGCTTTATTAAGGAATAAATGGTTAGGAATACTAAAAGGTCTTGATCAGAAACAATGGCAAATTACTAACATTGTTAAGCTAAGGGTAGCAGGAATGGAAGATGCAAGTTTATAAATTTTTCCTATCTCCTATATTATGTACAAATTTTTCTTGCAAAAGAGGGTGTTGAAATGTCTCATCTGCATGACTTGTTTTACCTACAATTTTTAATCCTTTATTAAAATCATAAAAAGAAAACTTATATTTTTTTAGTATATAACCAATTACATATCCGTCATATGGTTTTTTTAATTTAAACAAAAAATCCGACGTATAAAATAATTTCAACAAAGAATAAAATTGTTTTACATGTTGATTTGCTAAATCAAAAGTTAATATGCCACTTTCTATATGAGGATATCGATGTGTTTGTTTTTCTGTTTGACAACCTAAAAACTTACCGTCATTTATTTTCAAAATAAATTTTTTATCTACAAAATCTATCGTTTCGACATCTCCGTCTAACCAAACAAAATTTTTCAAAGATACGTTTTTAATTTCATTTAATACAACAAACATTTTATGACTGAATTTAATTGTTTTATCTTTAATTACTAAACCTTTTCCTTTAGACTCCTTATAATGATTGTTAACCCTTTCAATTAAATTTTTTTGAATAGTAGAAAAATTTCTATTAAAAGATAAGATTTTGAAATTCAATGGTAAATTTGGAACTGTAAAATCTAAATATAAATGTACATTGATGTCCGGAGACCAATATTTTTTAACACTTTCAATCCAAGATTTACCGTATTTATTGTAACCATTTTCGCTAAATGTAGTAGCAAGGACTACTTCTTTTTTAACATTATCATAGTGTGACATTTATCTATTATCTCATAAAAATCCAAAACCCTTTGGTAATAAGGACGTTCAATTAAATTATAATCATGAAGAAATACTAAATGATTTTCTGCTAAATTATCTAAAATTGACTCTGCACACCATTGCCTAGCACGACCATCAATTAAAACTTTTGTAAATATTTCTTTTCTAGTTGTAACCCAATTTATGTAGGATAGAAACTGTTCTTTTTGAGTAGGTATAGTCCTTGGACTATCCGGTGGTACAAAACACAATTCAACATTAGCAAGATTATTTTCATTTAAAACCTTTTCATACCATTTTTTATCATGTTCAAGACTTACTAATTTTTTTACCAAGGGTCCTAGCAGAATGGTTGATGAACCGCTACCGTACTCTAACATTATATCTTCTGAATTTAAATGTGTAATTAAAAAATTCCATTCTTTACTTTTCATATAAGGTTTAGATTTTTTCATATAAAAAATCTTTCTTTTCAAAATAAATTTCTTTATATCCTAGGTCTTTCATTAAATTACTATAGTAACTATCCTTTGTTTCAACTCGCAGGTTATCTTCTATACAAATATAATCTATATTATAAAAATTCCAATCTATAGATTTTAATATTTTTGATTCTGCTCCTTCAACATCTATCTGTAAATAATTTATATTTTGTAATTTTACTGCATCATTAAACGCTATGCATGGTACAGAATATTTTTTTGTGGAATTTATATATCTTTCTTTATGTTTTGGTTGATGAGATTCACTAATACCTCCCCAACCTGAAATATCTACTTCGACAAATTCTATTTCCCCAGTGTAATCATACACAGCGGCATTTATACATTCGCATTTCCTTCTTTTTTTTAGTTTCCTAAAATTACCATATACTGGCTCAAAACACAATCCATTCCATCCTTTTTTTTCTAGTACAAATGTAGAATTTTGAGTTTTGCCAGTATAGGCGCCAATTTCTACGAAGTAACCATTTTCTTTAGCTCTGTGTTTCGCAAACCAGTCACACACATACATGAACATTTTTATTCCATAATCCTTTCCAATCTATACACGGAGGAGGTTTAACATGCGTATCTAAATGGAAACTCAAACTTGGTAAAGGACTAACAATCAAACTGTCTTTCCAAATTTCTTCGCTTAGATAACTGTCAAAATTTTTATACCTTCTTTCAACAAACATCTGCTGGAATTGGTCTTTTAATAGATTTAAATTTGCAGTTTTAATGCACCAAGAAAAAGTTGTATTGTGAATCTCTCTCCAATATCCGTAATCACCTAAAAATAATTGATATCTACTCCTGCCGTCCTGTGTTCTAATATATCTATCGCTATAGTCAGCTGGATAGATGATTAAATTAATTTTATCATTTTTTTGTTTTAGTATTCTATTTTTATTATCAATGAGATTAAAAAAACTCTCAGCAGCATTTTCTACAAATAAATAATCATCTTCTTGTATCCATACCCAATCTGTTGTTACATTATAGGCTTCTTGTAAACTTGTTTGGATATTTTGTCGTAATCCTCCTTTAGAATCTCCTATATAATTTACAATTTTTGCATCTATTGTTTTATAAAAATTTAATAATTTTTGACTAGGACGGTCTAGGATAATTACAAACTTAGTTCTATCTAAATAATTTTTAAATGAATTATAAAAACTTTGGAAACAAGTTATAGAAACTTCTGTTTTACTATTTGAAAAAAATCTATCTTTTGCATGAACTCCAAACCTAGCATCGCATGCTCTCCAGACAACTGTAACATTTTGCATACTATATTTATTAAATACACATATAACGAAAGGTAACACATGTTAGAAGAAGTAATAGATCATTTTGATAATTTTCAATTTAACAAACTTTGCGATATCGGCGGAGGCAATGGACACAAAGCTAAAATTTTAGCTGATAAATTTGATTCTAAAGTTTGGATAATAGAAGGAGATGCAAGAAATAATAATTTAAAAATTAATCCCATAAAAGCAAAATGGAATGCAGATGCTGCAAATTTTGCCCATTACTGGATAAAAGAAAAACTTGTTGAAAAACAAAAAATAATTTTTAAAGATACCGAGTACCATCTAGTAGATGCTGATAATTTAGATTTAGACAATTCAATAAAATTTGATTTAATTACTTCCTTTATGTCTTGCGGATTCCATTATCCTTTAAATACTTACTACGAATTTATAAAAAAACATAGCCATAACGATACAAAATATATTTTTGATATAAGAATAAGAAAATATAAAAATAGCGATTTTGTAAAAATATTGCTTCCTCCTGAAGTAAAAATATTAAAAACTATATACGAGTGCGATAAGTATCATACATGCGAATTAAAATTTAATTTATGAAAAAAATATTTATAGGTTACGATCCAAGAGAAGACATTGCTTATCAAGTTTGCAAGCATAGCATCTTAAAAAGAACTACAGATGCAACTATAAAACCTTTAATTAAAAAAGATCTTGAAGCAGAAAATTGGTATACCCGTCCTATAGATAAATTAGCTTCTACTGAATTTACATTTACACGTTTCCTTGTACCTGCATTAATGGAACATAAAGGTTGGGCGTTGTTTATGGATTGCGACATGCTTTTACAATCAGACATTACAGAATTATTTGAATTAGCAGATGATCAATATGCTGTAATGGTTGTAAAACACAAATTCAATCCTACACATACAGTAAAAATGGATGGTAGAACCCAGTCTAGGTATCCTAGGAAAAATTGGTCAAGTGTTATGCTGTTTAATTGTGGCCATCCTAGTAATAAAATTTTGACCAAAGAGTTAGTAAACGATGAAACAAAAGATGGAGCATACTTCCATAGGTTTAGTTGGCTAAAAGACAATGAAATAGGCAGTTTACATCATGAATGGAATTACTTAGTTGGTCATTATTATAATCATGACGGTCCTCCTAAACTTATACATTATACCGAAGGCGGACCTTGGTTTAACAAATATTATATGCAGCATCTTTCAGTCGAATGGTGTAATGAATATAAGGACATGACTGGCAAAGATTTTTTAAGAACAGACACAATAGACTATGAAACAAGTTAGGGTTTATTATGGGGGTATTCCTTCTTCTAACACAAAAAAAGAAAAATCTTTGGTTCTAACAAATTTTCATATTGGAGTTGGTGTAGATGCTCAAAGTAAAGAAATTCGTACAAGATCGTGGGAACCGGCTGACTTAGCGGTCATACAAGGATGGGTACATAAAGATTCAGGAAGAACTCCACATTTGATGTTTAGAAAAGAAATTATTGCTTCTCAAAAAAAAATAGGTAAACAAACCCTTACAGTAGATAGTAATTTATTTTTATATTTAGATAAATCAAATTCCTCAAATTATTTAAGATTTAGTTTAAATGACGTATTTCCTACAACAGGAAATTATTTTACTAAAACAATTTTACCAGAAAGATGGCAACAAATTAAAAAAGATTATAATATAGATTTACAACCTTGGAGATCACAAGGAGAACATATATTAATTTGTTTACAAAGAAATGGCGGTTGGTCAATGAAAGGAAAACCTATTATAGAATGGTTTGATTGGGTTATTAAAAGTTTACGTTCGTACACCACCCGGCCAATAATTGTAAGAGGGCATCCAGGCGATCGTAAGTTTAATTTAGATCAATTAATTTGGAAATATAGAGTAAAAAAAAGTAAAAATGAATTACTACAAGATGATTTAAAAAATGCGTGGGCATGCATAACTTATAATAGCAGTCCTGGAGTAGCTAGTGCAATTGAGGGAATTCCTGTATTTGTAACAGATCCGGTACCACAAGATAGCCAAGCATTTGATATATGTAATACAGATTTAAAATTTATTGAAAGTCCGCTTTTGCCCGACCGACAGGAATGGATTGAAAAAATTGCAATGTGTCATTTTAATTTTGCTGATTTAAAAAACGGAATAGCATGGAATATAATTAAGGAATATATATGAATTTTGCAGCAGTAACAAGCATGAATAGAGCCTACTATGATCATGTAGGTAGAGCTATGTTAAGAAGTTATAAACATGGTTGGTCAGCTCATACTCCTATGCATGTATACAATGAAGGAGATTTTGAAGTTAAGGTAAAAACTATTGTATCTATGGGATGGCATATGCCAAAAGAATATTGGGATTTCCAAGCTAGGCATCAAAATAAGAAAGTTAAACAATTTTCTAAAAAAGCATGGTCGATCATAAAAGGCTGTGCAGAAATAGATTGCGATAGATTAATTTGGATTGATGCTGATACAATTATAAAAACAGACATACCAGACCAACTTTTAAATCTAATTGCACCAGAGGATGTGTTGAGTACACATTTTTCAGTGTGGCATGACGTTGATGGAAAAATTTTCCATAGTTGCGAAACAGGATTTTTTATACTTAACAAAAAACATCCAGCTTTCCAAGAATTTGTTGATACATATAGAGACATTTATGTAAATGACAAGTATCACGATCTACGCAGATTTTACGACGGTGAAGTCTATGGTAAGACCGTAGAACTTTTGGAAGCAAAAGGTAATAAAATGTTGAACTTAAATCTACATAAACTTAAAACTCCAATTCCAAAAAGTGTTTTAGCTCCATACATTGATCACATGAAAGCTGGAGCGAAAGACGGAGTTGATAATGAAATATTAGAAAAACGCTTTAAATTAACAGATTAGTTCCAATACTTTTCTGCTCGATGTACAGTCAAGTCATTCTTTTTACTTTTTTGTAATCTTTTTCTGTCACCTTTTAAATGATCAATCCATTTTCCAAGAACAGTATTAATTAGAGGATGACCTCCTCCGCCTGTACTTGCCTGCTTTAACATCATGTCTTTAGTGTAATCGTGCATGTCTGGATACATTTGTTTAAATTTATCTAATACATGACCAAATACATAACTGTCGTGCCATTCTTCTAATTTAAAAATTCCTATGTTGGCATTTTCATACATGTATTTAAAATTCGCAACAAATTGTCTACATTTTGCATCAGATACTTTTAAACCATAAAATCCACATTCAGGCCATGTCGCAGATGCTTTTCCTCTACCTACATATGTTAACCAAACATTATCTGGTAGTATAGAACTAAATTCTTCATATGACCACGGACTATGAACATAAGAGTCTGCATCTATCCATACGCACCAATCTTCTGCTCTTTCACAAGCATCAAACACTGCATAAACTTTATTGGAAAATCTTATTGCATCCCATTTAAAAGTTTTGTGATGATCTCTCGGACGCCGTTGAGGCCACGGACAGGTGCCAGTTGCCATTGGAACATCCTGCCATGTCTTTTTAAATCTTACAAGGTTAGGTAATGCTTCTTCCTGATCTAAAATTAATATGTTTTTTGGGCTAGGATTTTCCGGCTGACATTTTTCTGCATAACAAATTAATCGTATTTCCTTGTCTACATTTTGTGCAAAAGAGTTTAGGAATCTTTGTCCGTACAAATCTAAACCTTCTTTGTTAAATGTTGTAACTGCTAAAATATTTTTCATAGGCAAATCTTTCTTAAATAGTATAAAGGTATTTAACAATGAAATTTGGTCTTTGGACAGCAAACGGAGCATTAAATTCTAAACCTGTATTTGAAGCATTTGCCCAAGGAGTAAAAAAACTTGGATACTCTGTATGTTTAAATATGGAATCTGATATTGAAGTTATATGGAGTGTACTTTGGTCCGGAAGGATGACGAAGAATAAACTTATTTGGGACAGATGTAGACAAAAAAATAAGCCAATTATTGTCTTAGAGATAGGATGCTTTAGGCGTGGTACTACATGGAAAGTTGCAGTAAATGGTGTTAATAGAGATGCATATTTTGGAGAAAAACTGAATAATGATCAACGTGTAAAAAAATTAAACTTGAAATTACATGATTGGAAAACTAATACCGGACCTATACTAATTGCATGCCAACATCTAAAAAGTGGACAATGGAAAGATATTAATTATGGAAGGAATTACATTAATGATACAATTAAATCTTTAAGGATGCATACTGATAAAGAGATAGTAGTACGTCCCCATCCTCGTAATCCTATAAGAATTGATTTAGCAGGTTTTAAAAATGTTAAAATTCAGTATCCAAAAAAATTATTCAACACTTATGATGATTATGATTTGATATTTGAAAATTACACAGCACTTGTAAATCATAGTAGTAATCCTGCAATCCTAGCAGCAATGAACGGCATCCCAATTTTTACGAGTACTTCTAGTCTTGCCTACGAAGTAAGTAATCAAAATTTTTCAACAATTAACAATCCTTCAAAACCTGATAGATATCAGTGGTTAAATGATCTTAGCTATACTGAATGGACCTTAGACGAAATTAGTACCGGTGAGCCATTAAACAGATTGACGAAAGCTTTCAAATAATATATAATAATATTTTGTTAGGATTTTTATGACTATTGAAGATTATATTGAAATATTATCAACATTAGATGTTGACACACGAGACAGAAAATTAATTACTAGTTTAACAAGTCAAATTAAAAAAAACATAGGTTTAACTGATAGACAGCATTCCTTGGCAAAAAAGAAGGTAAAAGAATATGAAAAAGAGTTCTCAAAAAATGGTTATGATATTAATGACGGATTAGATAATTTAAGACATCCCTATAGAGAAATAGACAGATCTAAAAAAGTTTTTTTGGTTGAAAAAGATTCGTTTACTTTATTCGATAATGAAAAGAAAGTAATGATAGGAATTACATTTCCTTACTCTAATAAAATGATAAAGCATATAAATTTTATAAAATCTTTGCAAGATAGGAATGATTATGATAGTAAATCGAAAACTCATTTTTTAAAATTAAATGAGAAGAATGTATTTGAAATTGTAGATAGATTAAAAGAATGTAATTTTGAAATTGATGAAGAATTGCTAAATTTTTATAATATTATACAAAAATTTATTGAGTCTAAAAATGATTTTATACCGGGTATTGTAAATTATAAATTTGTCAATACATCAAAAATTGCTGAAGAATATGCAATAAAAATCTTAGGAGTTCCTACTGTAAAAAATCTTGCATTATATTATGACAGGAAAGATATTCTTGGATTAAATTTATTTGATAGTAACGAATTAAATAGATCATTTTCGATGCTTACGCCATTGGCAGAAAAAATTGCAAAACTTGAAAATAAAAATATATTCATGTCAAAAATTATACATACTTTTTTTGATGTGTGTAATGTAATAAATGAACTTAAAAGATTTCCTTTGTTAGTAATTTTATCTAAAGGACAAGAAAATCAAGATCTAGTTGATTTGATAGACAGTTTACAAAAATTCATAGATATAAAAGACATAAGCGTACTGTTTAGACTAGACAACATATCTGGAAATAATATCGACTTTAACGAAAATGTAAAAAAGTTTAAATTAAATAACAAAATTACAGAAGCAACACAGGTAATTATTATTAATAATGAAAAACTTCCTAAGCCTTTACTTATTAGTAAATGGCAGCCAACCACAACATTACTTTTAGCTAGTATAAGACATAGCAGACTTGTGTCAACATATTATAATAAATGTGAACTAGTCATTCACTTTGATACTCAACCTACTACTTGGATTCATCAAAAAACAACAGAAATATGACATCATGTAAATTAATTATCGAAGATGAAGTCAATATTAAGTTAGAAGGACTTCCAGTTGAGATACGTAGGAAACTTGCAAATGCACTTAAATTTGAAGTACCATATGCACGTTACATGCCGCAGTATAAACTCGGTAGATGGGATGGAAAGGTAGCATTTTTTGGTATAGGCGGTACAGGATACGTCAATCATCTCAATACAATCGTAGAGATATTGCAAAACAATAATGTAGAGATCTCTGACATAGAAGATCGCAGGCATCCTGTTACACTAGACTTCCAACCTATAAAAGAAGACTATTGGAAACAACAAGGAGTAAAATGGCCTGAAGGACATCCTGCAGCAGGTGAAGATATTGTATTAAGAGATTATCAAGTAGAAGCTATAAATAATTTTGTTAAGAATCCGCAGTCTCTACAGGAGATTGCAACAGGCGCTGGTAAAACTATTACCACCGCAACACTCTCACACATAGCGGAAAAATATGGACGAACACTTGTCGTTGTACCAAACAAATCTCTTGTGCAACAAACTGAAGAAGATTACCGAAATTGCGGGCTGGACTGCGGCGTATACTTTGGCGATAGGAAAGACCTATCCAAAACGCATACCATATGCACTTGGCAAAGTCTTAACATACTAGATAAGAAAAGCAAGGATGGTACAGCAGTATTGACACTTGCAGAGTTCTTAGACGGTGTAAGCACAATAATAATTGACGAAGTGCATCAAGCAAAGGCCGAGGTCTTGAAGAATTTGCTTACACGCAACCTACGTAATGCTCCG